TTGATGATGTTCAGGCAGCTCAAGAAAAAGCACGTACGGCTTTGGATAATCTGTAATGGGAAAGACAATTGTTATCTGTGGATTCTTGGCATGGGCGCTAGTTTGGATCGTCGAGAATGGACGTGTGCCGTGTAACTGCGCCGTGCCAATGCTTCCTGAGAATCATTTCATTGAGGAAACATTTGAAACAGAAACATGCGTCGATAAGAATCGAAAAACAATAGTAACTCGTAAAGTAAGTTCAGCAAAAGTTGAGATTGGAGAATAAAATGAATAAACTACTTTTAGCTACAGCGTTTGTATTGTCAGGTTGTGGATACGCGAATGCGGCATCGACTATGGACCATTATAAACAAGTGATTATGAAAAAGCCTTACACGGTTGAGGTTTGCTCAGACGTGTCAACGTCTGGTGATAAAACCGGTGATGCTCTTATGGGAGCGATTATCGGTGGTGCTCTTGGTAATAACATTAAAGGAGAAGAGAATGGTGGAGCAATCGGAGCTGTTATTGGTGGCATGCTTGGCCACGCAAATAGTAACGCTACTGGTGGTACTAAGAGAGTGTGCAAAATGGAAAAGCGCTATAACGAAGAACGCCAAAGTATCTACTCACACTCAACCGTAACGTTTACGCATGAAGGTAAGGAATATACAGTGAGGTTTCAGAAATAATGAAAGCGCATCAGTCATCATTGATCGGTGAGTGGGCTCGTGAAAACGGGTTCGATCATATCGCTAAGAATCATCATCCACAGGAAGTTGCTCGTCGCCGCCAACAAGGAGTAAAGAGGTGGCACGAGGAACAACGTCGTAAACAACAAGAAGAGTATGACCGCCGGCGTAAATAAAATTTGTTATAAATAGACATGTCTAGGAGTAACAATGCTAAAGTTTCGGAGTTATCTTATGGAAAATCAAACTGCGATTAACGCAGCTAAAGGCGTTGCGAGCGCTATAAGTGGCTTTGATGTTGAAGATACAAGTGTGAAGAAAGAAACTGGTAGATCAGTTACTTTAACTCAAACTCTTCCAGATAATAAGAGACGACAATATGTTCAGGCCGTAAACCAATACCTTGCATCACAAGACGACTATGAATTTATAGAGGTTACATCTAATCGCGCTACAAAAGATTTTAAATTTAGAATTAAAGATCTAGATAAAGACATTGTGGTTCAGACAAAACCAAATGGTAAACGCGGTAGAACAGATCCAAATGAATTGTTGACAGCCGGTCTTTCATGCATGACATTACCACGAGTAATTCCTACTGATATTGTAGAGTTAGATGCAATTGTAGATGAAGTTAAAAGAATAATTCCTACTAAAGTCAAAGATTACGACTCAAAAGAATTTGATGCCATAGATGGAGACTATACAAATTTCTGTCAGGCTCTTTCTGCTGCAATTGGTATTCAAAAAACTTGTGGAGGCGTTGGTAACAAAGCTTATGTAACTGGTAGAGTGTGGAACAACGACATTAAACAATTCAAAAGAAACTCATACGGAATGAAAGACTTTAATTCATCCGACATAGTAATTAAAAAAGGCAAGCAGTTTTATGGAATATCTTTGAAAAAGAAAGATCGATCTACAACTGCTGATCCTACATTACTTAATAAATCAGTTTCTAACCTGTTTGATTCACAAGATCTTGTAGATAAGTACAATGCTACGTTAAAAGACTACATGATTAACAAAGTGATAAAGAACGCTGAAGCTCAAGGTTTAGTTCCAACTGGTTCTACAAAAGCAGCAAATAGAGACACCAGTAAAACTAGGCCAAAGTGGAAACCACTTGTTTCTGGTTTACCGAATAAATTCTTTAATGATCAACTAAAAGGTCGTGATAGTATCTTCGGTCGAATAGCAGATATGTTTGAAAAAGAACAAGACACTATTGCTAACAAGATCATGCAGCTTACGTTAAAAGCAGATCTAAAAGAATTACAAGATTTCAATTTTAATTTTGCTTTGGTTACTGGTGTTGGCCGATATTTAAAAAGCGGTCCAGTAGTTGAACCAGCAGACGTTGTAACGGTTGATACTGTTTCAATTAAAGTTCATGAACTTTTAGAAAAAGAAAGTCCAAAAATAAAAGTCGATAAGCAATCATTTACTGGTAACGCTGCTATGCTAAACATGCAATTGTTTATTGGTGGTATGCCTGCTTTGGATATCGCAATAAGATATAAAGGTTCTGCAAGTTGGACATCTCAGCCATCAGTTACTGCTTTCATGACTAGAGAATTTAAAACGTTTTTAAAGGACGTAGAGAACGGTTAAAAAATGAATACGTTCAGTAGTTACATAACTGAGAATAAAAACACACACATGACTCACATCGAGGACAAGGTTGTCTATGGTGGAGTCAATGGTGCACGTCAAGCTATCATGGCTCTTCGTTCACTACGAGACATGTTAGGAGGTGTGAAAGATGGAAACGTATCTGTTAAATGGGATGGCGCTCCTGCTGTCTTTGCTGGGATTGATCCTAGCGATGGTAGATTCTTCGTGGCGAAAAAAGGGATCTTTAACAAGTCTCCCAAAGTATACAAGAGTAATGCTGATATTGATGCTGATACTAGTGGCGATCTCAATGATAAGCTTAAGCAAGCTCTACAGTATTTACCTGAGTTAGGAATTAAAGGAGTAGTTCAAGGTGATTTTCTGTTCGGTCCGGGAGATCTTAAAACGTCTCGCATCAAAGGAAAAAGTTATCTCACGTTCCACCCCAATACGATTATTTATGCAATACCGTCTGGCACGGAAATGGCCAAGCAAGTCAAGGCAGCAAAAATTGGAATTGTATGGCATACGAGCTACAGTGGACCATCATTCGAAAGAATGAAAGCATCATTTAACTTTGATGCTAGTAAGTTGACAAAATCTAAGAATGTATTCTTTCAAGATGCCAACCTCCGTAATCTCACAAACATGACTATGTCAAAGAAAGATACTGAAGAAGTCAACGCTTTACTCTCATCTGCCGGTCGTACATTTAATAAGATTGCTGGTTCAACACTACGGCAACTAGAAAGCAATCCAAAGTTAACTCAACTGATAGAGACTCATGCAAACTCTTACATACGGGCCGGTCAGGTACCACCCGACCCAAAGAGAAGAGTGCAGGCATTGATAAGATTTATTCAGCAGCGGTTTAAGAAAGAGATAGATAAACGTACAAGCCCACAGGGTAAGGCAACTCAGAAAAAAGCTATGGATGAGATTCTTTCTTTCTTCTCAAAAGAAAATAAGACTAACTTAGAAATGGTATTCGAATTACAAAGAAATATTGTTTTAGCGAAACTAAAACTTATAAATACATTAAATAAACTCGGAAATGTTGATACATTTCTAAAAACTAACAAAGGTTATCGAGTAACAGGACAAGAAGGGTATGTTGCAATCGATAAACTTGGTGGTGATGCAGTGAAAATCGTTGATCGTATGGAGTTTTCATACGCCAACTTTTCACCCGATATATTAAAGGGATGGGATACACCAGGGAGAAGTTAATGGCAATGCTGTCATTCAAAGATCTATTAACTACACCGGATGCATATGCCGGTTACGACGATCAGTTAAAGTATCGTAAACAAAAGAATAAACGGATGGGGTACGAAGAAGCAGAACCCGCCGAAGAAGAACTCTCTATCTCAGGCAGACGCAAACTCGCACGAGTAATGAAGCGTCGCAAATCCCAGTTGAAACGAGCTCGTGAAAGAGCTAAAAAGCGTATGGCCACCAAAGCTGTATTAACAAAGCGCGCACGTAGATCCTCAAGAGCCGCTGCAGCCAAAGTTTTGACAAAGGGTAAGAGCAAAGCAGATCTCTCAGTAGCACAAAAGAAGAATATTGAAAAGCGTTTGTCACAAAAAGGTTGGCAACAACGTATCAATATTTTGCAAAAGAGATTAATGCCAAAGGTTCGCCGCCGTGAGATAGCGAGAAAGAGATGATCCCCAGTTTTAAAAGTTATCTAATTGAAGAAGAAAAGGTCGTTTATTTTACCTTTGGTAGAATGAACCCACCTACTATTGGTCATGAGAAACTTTTAAACAAGTTATCTTCATCGTCAAAATCGAATCCATATCGGGTTTACCTTTCGCAGTCTTCTGACGATAGCAAGAATCCACTTACATACAAAGATAAAGTTAAGTTTGCACGTAAGATGTTTCCAAAGCATGCCCGGCAGATCTTAATTGACAACAAGATTAAAACACCATTCCATGCAATGACCAAGTTGTATGATGAAGGATTCAAAAAAGTTGTAATGGTTGTTGGTTCAGATCGTGTAAATGAGTTCGATGCTCGCTTGAACAAGTATAACGGTAAGAAGGGCGGCCACGGTTTCTATAATTTTCAATCTATTGATGTCATATCAGCTGGTGAAAGAGATCCAGATGCGGATGGTGCCGAAGGTATGTCAGCATCAAAGATGAGAGCTGCAGCGAAGGATGATGACTTCCCGATGTTCGCTCAAGGTCTACCAAAAGCAATATCAAACAACGATGCTAAGACTCTATATAACACTGTTCGTAAGGGCATGGGTCTCAAAGAACAGAAACAGTTTAAGAATCACGTACAACTTGAATCAGTATCAGACGTACGTGAAAACTTTGTAGAAGGAATGTTTCAACCCGGCGATGAGGTTGTAATTAAAGAAACAGACATGATTGGAAAAGTCGTTCGTCGTGGTTCTAATTACTTGATTGTAGAATCAAATGGCCAGATGATGCGTAAGTGGCTCGACGCTGTTGAAATGTTGGAAAAGAAAAAAGAACGAGTTAAGATGGCTAAACAGGATCCAGACATTGGTGGAAGACCTGGTACACAGCCAAAGGTATATCATGCTGGGCTATCAAAGAAACAAAAAGTAGCTCGGGATCGGCAGTTCAAGCGTCAGGCAAAGATGGATGACGATAATCCAGCAGCTTACAAACCAGCACCTGGTGATAAGACCGCTAAGACGAAACCAAGTAGACATACAAAGAAATTCAAACAAATGTTCGGAGATGACTGATGAAATTCAAAGAGTACATTGAAGAAAAGGCTGAGGCCGGCTTAAAAAAGAAAGCTGAAAAATCAGGTATGCCATTAGGTATTCTTCGGAAAGTTTATAATCGTGGTATGGCCGCATGGCGTACAGGCCACAGACCAGGTACGACTCCACAACAATGGGGTATGGCACGGGTCAACTCATTCGTAACAAAATCGTCAGGAACATGGGGTAAGGCTGATAAAGACCTTGCGGCTAAAGTAAGAGGATCAAAATGAAAACGTTTAAAAAACTCAGAGAAGACATAAATCATCAATTAAACGAACGCGCGGCAATCGACCCAGGTACTGTGGACAAATTGCGAGACGGCAGTGGTCGCACACACAGCGGCCATAAAGGGGCTTCACAAGAACATGATAACTACGCGCGCGATCATAAAGGTACTCCAGCTGGAAAGTTCCATGCAAAAGCGTCGCTGCATCACAATAATGCTTCAAACGCTTTGAAAAAAGGTAATATGATTAGCGCTCTAAAACATTCTAAGTTGGCCGTAGACGCTGCAGCAAAAGCCAAAGCAGCTGGAGGTTCAGAGAGTGGATCATCTGATGTTCATTCCGATCATGAAAGTCATGCGAAGACAACGGCCAGTAACCGGCAGTATCGCGCTGATAAGATAAGCGGCCCTAAACGAGCAGCTCGAGCCAATCCTGCAAAGGCTGCAATAGGTAAGACTGTCAGCAAAGTCAAAAAGATGTTCGGGAGAAAGTAATGCCATTAAAAGTATCAGATGGAATCGGAGCTTGGATTAAAGACTTCCAGAAGTCTGATGCTCCGCAGTTCAAAGGTAAGAACAAAGAAGAGCGTAGAGACATGGCTGTTGCCGCCTATCTAACTGCGAAACGTGGACCTGAAAAAGAAAACGTTGCTCACGAAGAAGCTATGGATGCCAAGCGTAAAGCTGAGATGGATCGAGCTATGGCTGCGTTTAAGAAACGTGGTGGTAAGATTAAGAAACTCGCACCAGCAAAAGCTCAGGGTTACCACGGTAAGGATGATCCCGGCAAGGGAATGGCTGGTATGCTTGATAGACCAGATACTAAAAGATCATTCATGGGAACTCGTAAGAAAGTTGGTTCCATGCGTGAGTCGGTTATCTGGGAATCAATGGATCCTAAGATGCGTAAGGTAAGACAACTGGCTACTCTCGGTTTGGTTGGTAAGTCAGACGTCAATAAACTGATGCAGGCTATGAAGTCTATCGGTGACGGTAAGGAAGTAAAGCCACAACATCGTAAGATTATCTTTGACGCATTCGCTGACCTTATTGATCTGGTAACTGGTGATACACAAGTTTTCCAAAAGGCTAAGAAATCTGTAAAGGAAGATGTTAACGAAAACTTGATGCTTAAGAATCCTTACAAAGATAAAAGATATTCTAAATCTGATTTGAGAAGAAAACAACAATCTTTTCAAAGACAGTTAGCTGATTTGCAAAATAAAAGAATGAGATCCAAAATGGGTTCTGGCGGCGGCGGTTACGACCAAGAAATTGACCGGATGCAAATGAAGTTAAAACAAGTAATGCAGGCTATGAAAGAAGAATATCAATATGGTATGGGTACGCCTGAGGCTACCAAGCACGCAAAGAAGGTAACACCTGGTTATAAAGAAGACAAAGATGAGAACGAGTATGATAAAGAAGGCGAGATGCTGAAAGATCATCTCGACATTATCATGGACGCCGCCGATGAGATGTATGACACCATCGATGACGATGAGAATCTACCAGAGTGGGTGCAATCAAAAATCACAAAGGCTGCTGACTATATCGATACCGCCCGTGATTATATGATGTCACAAAAGACTGACAAGGATAATCGGGTTGACGAAAAGAAATTAATGAAAGGTATCGAAGTTGATGACGATACCTTGAGAATGTTTAAGGCGAATCCAAGAATGGTACCTAACAGTCCAGCGTTCAGGCGGTTAGATCCTAAGACTCAAAAGGCTGTTAAGAAACATCTGGGGATGCGATAATGGATAAATGTCATAAGTGCGGTCATGATTGTCATTGTGGAGAAGATTGTCAGGATTGTGTGAATGATGTTTGCTGTAATTGTAATTGCGATAACAGTTACCACTATATAGGTGAGAAACAATGAAACGGTTTAAAGAATTTGCAGAAGGCAAGAAAGGTTCTACCGATGCGCCAAAAGGTCCTGAGTCTTATGAGGCTCAGTACAAGAGACGCTTGGTAAAAACTACGGACCCTGAGCACAAGGCAAAAGGTTACAAATGGAGAATCAAAGGTAAGAAGAATAGCTCACTTACCAAGAAGCTCTATAAGACCAAGCCGAACCAGTCCGAGTTCAATAAACAAATGAGAAGGATCGCAGCTTATGAGTTTGGATAAGTTCAAACAGTACCGAGAGGATCAGATCGATAATATCTGTGAAGGTATGTATGACGATCTAGAACTGGAAGAAGCCGAGTATCAGGGTAGAAAAGTTACCTTGAATGATCCTATTCGTACGTCTGAAGACCCGAATAAGAAATTTAAGGTGTATGTAAAGAATGAAAAGGGCAAAGTAGTTGTTGTAAGGTTTGGTGATCCAAACATGAGTATTAAAAGAGATGATCCTGCTCGGCGTAAAAGCTTTAGAGCAAGACATAACTGCGATAATCCGGGTCCCAAGACTAAGGCAAGATACTGGTCGTGTTACCAGTGGAGAGCAAGTGCAAAGGTTGATAACTAAAATGAGTACTGACCAAAGACTCGATAGAATCGAAGAAAAGATCGATCGACTAGCCGATGCTATGGTTGACTTGGCTCGTGCCGAGGAAAAGATAGCAGCTTTGGCAGAATCTCAAACGCATCATACCGAAAGATTAAACAAATTATCTGTAAAGATAGACGAGATTGGAGCGATAGCTTCCGATAATACTAGAACGGTCCAGACAATCAATAAACTGTTCTGGGTGGTAATGGCTGTAGCAATAGCAGCCATTGTAAATAACATCTGGATGTAGGAGTAAAGCAGATGGATAGAAAAATGATTGAAGGTGTCCGGGCCGCACTCGATACAATGGCCGAATTAGAATTAGCTCAACAAGCTAAACGGAATGCTGAAGCAAAAGAAGCCGCTGAAAGATTAGCGGCTGTGAAAGAGCATCATGAAAAAGATGCCGAGGGCAATGTAATTCCACATGATGATGAAGATGCTGTGAAAGAAGGTAAGTTCAAAGACATGGTCATCAAAAAGCAAGATAAAGCAATGGGTGCCAAGCCTGTACCTACAAAGAAAAAAGAAGCTAAAATGGATCCAGTTGGTAAAGCTGACGCTGACATTGACAACGACGGTGATGTCGATAAGTCAGACGAGTACTTACATAACCGTCGTAAAGCAATCAAAAAAGCAATGAAGAAGGAAGACATGGACATACAAGAAACTAATCATGTGTATTCAGATAGTATGTTGAAATCTGGTCTTGGCCATGCTAAGAGAGCTGGGATGACAGTTACACATCATGGTTCAAGCCCATTTGGAGAGCGTGCAACTATCTCTCATAAGGATCCTAAGAAATTAGCTAAGTATGTTGACAAGCACTTGGGTGGCATGAGTAACGTGGAAAAGCGTACGTCCACCAAAGAATCAACAATTCGCAATAAGCTAATGTCTATCTGGGAAGACGCTGCTGAAATCACAGAAGCAGATCGTGCTAAACACTATAAAGGTGCGACTAAGCCTGAAAACATGCCAAAGGACGATGCACGTTCAGACAAGAAAATGACGGATGGTAGCCCCTCAGAAAAACATGGCAAGGGTGAAAAAGAAGATCCTGAGTCAAAGAAGGCTGAGGATTCAACAAAAGCAGCACCTATGCGCAACAACGATAACAAGCAAGGTGATAAGGCTATCATAAAGTCAGCTACACCAGATCATCCTGCTCACAAGACTACCAAAGAACAGGTTGAAGAAATCAAAGCTGCATATGAATCAATGTATAAAAAGGAAGATGAAAATGGCTCTTAAACCAGGACCAAAGGGAAGTGTCCCTACAGCTCGTGGATGGGTGCATCCTCGTACAGGCGAACTCTTGAAAGCTATGAAGATTACTAAGGAACAGCTTGATGAATATCATGGTGTACAAATGATTGCTGAACCAGCTCCAATTGTCGAAGAAGATCCGCATGTGTATATGGACGACATCGAAGCTGAGGTTCAAGAAGACATCGCACCAAAGCCAAAGAAGAAGAAAAAGAAAGCTAAGATCTCTCTATTTGGCTAATTGAATATATAACTTTATGATGATATTCGATGAGTTAACAGAAGAGAACGTAATGTTGTATGCCGCCAAGGCATATTACAAACCTAAGTTCTCAGATATTGAAGAGTTTTACGAAGACCTGAAAAGGTTTAAGTACGTTAAGAGACTGGCCAACAGGTATATTGAACATGGTGAGCTAGCTGAGAGGTTAATCTTAAATCATTTGATCGTGATTTTTAATTCTTTCGGAAACGAACCTTCAGTCAATATCTTAAAGTTGAAGCTTGATGATAAACACTGGCCAGTAATTAAGCCATTCTTGATATATCTAAAGTATATCACGGATGACCAAGTTACTGGCTTTCCAATGGATCCGTTAGTTGTAAACAGGTTAAGAGAAATATGAGTATAATTAAACGTGGCGCAGATATGGTTTACACCTTCCGGTTTATCCGGATGCTAGTGCTCGATTGGAAAAAATGGGACGCATATAAGGAAGGTGTTATTGATCAAAATGGAAAAAGAATTAAGAGTCAGCCACTTGATACAGATGCTAAGAAATCTTCCTATACTCCTTTCATTCGTCTTTGCGCTAACCTTAAGCGGTTGCTCGGCAAAGTCCCCGGACTTGGTTCAGGCCTTGGATCATTTGCCGCAGGTTTGTTTCTCATTAAAGAAAAATACGGGTTATCCGACAATCAGCTTGAGAAGATCGTGTCTGAGTTCGGATTCGACACTACTGACTTTTTAAATGAAGAGAGTGAATGGTTTGTTCTTGAAGATGGTACACTCGCACCAGGCGTATATAGAATGAAAAACCCTAAAGTGTGTAATAGGACTCTGGATGAAATAGTGTTACCTAAAGATCAGGTTAAAGTTTTCAATAGTGATCCGGTAGGTGAAGTTTTTGGAATAAAAGTTTACGAAGCGACACATCTTAAGACAAATCAACCAGTGTATATAACTACAGGCGAACTTTACAAGTGATGGACGAGACTCCCCGTATTCCAAGAAAGAAAGGCCAGAGGCGAAATAGCCCTAGCCATTCCGACTTGTATACGGATGAGAATCCAAAAGGCACCATCAAGGGTTTAGGTTTTAAGGATGTTGAGACCGCGAAGGCAAGCGTAGCAAAGATTAAGAGTTCAGGTAAGACTCACGCTCATAAGATACAAGCAGCTATCGCTATGGAGCAAAGAGCAAGAGTCATGGGTAAAACGGCCGAAGCCGCAGTTTATAGAAAGTACATAAACGCCATGAAAAAGAAAACGAAAGAAATGCAAAAGGAAGATGCTGGTGTTTTGAGTAAAGACCAGCAGAAAGAAAGAGCTAAACGCTTGGCTACGATACGAAAGAATCGTGCCGACGACGCTAAGGCTCGGCAGAAAGAAAACGATAAACAAAAGCAGATGACTCAGAAAGAGCGTCTGATTCCTGACAAAAAACTTAAGAACTTGAAAGTGTCTGACGTAGATAGCAAAAAGAACGTTGGTGACACAAGATCAAGAGCTATGAAACGTCGTAAGTATAGGCCGAACGAAAGTTTGTGGGATAACATTCGTAAGCGTAGAGCTGCAGGCAAACGAAAACTAAGACCTGGCGATAAAAATTATCCTAAGACATTAAACATCGATGAGTTGACCGGTGTTGGTTCCATTCCAAACCCAGCTCAAACTGCAATGGGTCCTACGGGCAAGGGAATGGTTTCTTATGTACACGATCGTCGTAAAAGAAAGAAAGATCACTACGCTTTGGTAAAACGATTTAAAGACTACTTGGTGCAAAACGGTGTGATCTAATGTTAAAAGTATATGCTGCCATCTTTGTGATTGGCGTTGTTGGAGCAGCTGCATACGGTGCTAAGTACTACTACGATACGACTCAAAACACTATCTCTACTTTGCAAAAGAACAACGCTCAACTTGAGGTTGCGGTTCAGACTGCAAACGAAAGCGTAGATACACTCAAAGCTGACATCACAAAGCTTGGTGCACTCAATAGAAATTTACAATCACAGCTGCAGAAAGCAGAGCAGTATGGTGATGAACTCAGACAGAAACTGAGTAAGTTGAACTTAGTAGTAGAAGCACTTAAAGATTCGAAACAATTAGAAGGAAAGATGAATGGAGCGTCAGCCGATTTGTGGCGTGGGCTCATGGACGATACCGGTAATACTAATGACGTCCCTCTTCCTCAGTGGCTGCAGTCGCCTGATCCCGGAGCCGGAGATCAAGACAGTGGTCAAAGTGGAGAGAGTACAGATACCAACGGTAGCTCGACCGAAACCACTCCAACTGAATGATACCAGAGTCTTCGTTGTAACCGAGGAAAACTTTGATGAGTTCATAAAAGAGTTCTCAGAGATCTACGGTGACGTGGCCTTTGTTGCTTTAAGTATGAAAGATTATGAGAACCTTGCGCTCAATATCGCAGACCTTCGGAGATATATAAATCAACAGGGTGAGATTATTGTATACTATGAAGAGGCAGTAACAGAGGAGACAGAGTAATGGACTTCATTATCGATCAGCTTGTCACATGGTGGCAGTTTACGGTTGTAGGTATTCTAATCATCATAGGATGGATCGCTAATAAGATGGGCATCGATTGTGAAGAAGACATTATCGGGTTCAAGTATAATGAGATGC